AGTTTTTTTGCCAATTTTTTTTTCTCGGCATAAATAAAGAAAGGCATAAAATGTCTAATTTAGATATTGCTGAGTACGTCCAAAAGCTGAAGAGTGGATATAACATCGCTCACGATAGTGTAGCTGGCTTTGATCTTATGATCAATGAAGCTAAATATACTGGCTTAAAACAGGCTATAACATCTACGTATAAGACCTATTACCAAGAATTAATATGGAACGGAGACCTTGATGCTATTGTTCCCGAGCTTAAACAGTTACGGGATGTAACAAATGAAGTTAAAGAATCTAAAGTAACCGAATATCTATTCATAACAATTAATGCCAGACAGAATATAACATTTGAAGAATTATTTGAAGTTATGCCAAAACTCTTAAAGAAGAAATGGCTAACTGATTATATCTATGTTTTTGAACAACGGTCAGAAATACAATATGATTACTCTGGATATCATGTGCATATGATCTTGAAACGTAACGGTAAAAAGTTATTTGATATTCGTAAGGAATTTAAATCTACATTAAAGCATATTTGCGACGTATCTAATCCACATATCTTAAACATTAAGAATATTAAGGATAATACGGATTTAAAAAGACGTGTGAATTACATTACAAATTTTAAAGCTGATGTAAATAAACATGCTAAACAATATAACGACATAAATTTCAGGGAACATTATAAATTAGAAAGATATTACGCATCAAATGAACATTTCCTTGAATATATTGATCAATCGGTAAATCCCGATCACATTGACGAAATAGTTGATGAGTTGCATTCGGATCCCTCTTGTTAGAATGCAAAACCGTAAGGTGGCAGAGCGGTTGAAACCAGCTTCAGCTGGTTGAAGCGCTCAGCTTCAATGCGTTTCCAGGAAAAGATTACTATCTTTGACGTGTGGAAACAGGTTATTTCAAGTTCCTTGAAATTATTTTTCTTTGCTATAAGTAAAATGCCTTATAAAAAATCTTATAAAAGATACAGACGTAAATCAAAAAATGGAAGTACTGGTAAAAGTTATATGGGAGCTAAAAAAGTTCAAGCTATGATCAATAGATCATTAGCGAGAAACATTGAGACAAAATCAGGTATTCGTCCAACAACTGACGGATTAGAAATTACTCATAATAGTTTTCAATATATATCTAATTCCTTATTACAGACTACACAAGGTGATGGAGATGAGGAAAATACCGTTGGACAACGTGTAGGTGATAAAATCCATTTAAAGGGTATTTCTATAAAGGGAATGCTTGAATTAAATGAAAGATATTCAGATGTAACATTTAGAATAATGGTTATAAAATCCGCAAAAGGTGATATACCAACTATAACTACTTTATGGCAAGGAGCATCCGGTAATAAAATGTTAGACTCAATGGATAATGAAAGATATACAGTATTATATAGTAAATATTTAAAAATAAAGGCCCCAAATATGGGAAATAACTCAGGAGAACCAATATCTACTGGTGCAGGAGCAGATTATGTAGAAACTGCTTCAGGTATATGGAATACATTTTCCCGTGCAACTCGCTTATTCAAAATTTGGATACCAGGAAGTAAATTTGGTAACAAAGGATATATTACCTATGAAAATAATAGTACTCAACCTAAGTTTTTTGATTATCATTGCATGGTCTATGCATACTCTAACTATACCACATTAGAAGGTATATGGAACGTAGGACGCATTAATGATGCCTATACAAAGATATATTATAAAGATGCCTAATCCTTATATACACCTAAAAATACATTAGTATCATTTAAAAATTTCTTTTATTTTTATTTTAGATCAGTTGAAAGAACAAAAAAGGTAAAGAAACCAACTGATCCAATTTTGCCTGCAAGGTCAAAATTGTTATTTAATATGAAAATCTTTGATTTTTATATTAAATCACTTTTTTAATTTTGGTGACGCCAAAAATTGCCAAAGTTTTTTTGCCAATTTTTTTTTCTCGGCATAAATAAAGAAAGGCATAAAATGTCTAATTTAGATATTGCTGAGTACGTCCAAAAGCTGAAGAGTGGATATAACATCGCTCACGATAGTGTAG